GGGAGGGGGGACCGCCGGCGGCTCCTCGACCGGCACCGCCTCCGGGGCGAAGACGGGCGCGGCCGCCGGCACTGGTGGCGGTCTGGGTGCCCGAGGAGCTAGAGGCTCTCCTGGGGAGACCTCGGGCGGTACAGGGGGGGGCGAGGGGACGACGCTTGCTCCGCCGCCGAGCAACGCGCCGACGCCGGCGCCGACCTTGGCGCTCTCAACCACGCCTTCGAGCCGCGCCTGCTCGGGATTGTAGACCTGGCGGGCGATCTCGTTCTGGATGCCTTGCTGGACGGCTTCCTGAGTGCCTTCCCAAGCGCCCTGTTTCACCATGTTGATGGCGAATTCGACCAGCCCGGTTCGCTTGATGGGATTGCGGACGACGCGGAGCAGGCGGGCGATGGGGATGAACTCGGTCGCGCCCGGACCGACACCCAGCAGGGTCGCGAGCCGCGTCTCGGCGCCGGTGGCGCCGGCGTCTTGCGCTCGCACGCGGGCTTCCTCGACGCCCATGCTGACACCCGTGCCAAAGCCAAGCGCTGGATTAACCGCGCCGGCCGCCAAGATCGGGACCGTACTGGCCAAGCCGCCGACGAGCTGGTTGGCGTAGGTTTGCTCGACTTCGGGATCGATGGGAAAGGCGGCGGTCATGCTCTCCTTGGCGCCACGGATGAACTGGTCGAATTTGGTCGGTCCTTGGCGGGCCGCTTCGGTTTCCGGGGTCAGTGGTGGGTATGCCTGTTCGACCAGTCCGCCAACACCGCCCGCCACGCCCAGGGTTGAGGTAGCGAGGTCGCGGGTGAAACGGTTGAGGTAATCCCAGACCCCGAAATCGAAATCCTCGGGCGTCATTTCGGGGCCGCCAAGCGGCCGGCCGGGGCCGATATCGGCGAACGGGTCCACCGGCGGCGCGGTGGCGGCCGGCTCAAGAATGTCGGCGAAAGGATCGCGCGGGTCGGGCATGGCTACCTTCTGATCACCGCTGGATCGATGCCGCGTTCTCGCAGGCGCCGGGCAATCTCGGGCCATGCGCTGGGGTTCCGTTTATAGGCCCGTCGCGCGGAGGCGATCACATCCTCGACCGTGACCTTGGCGGCGCCTTGCGCGGGGACGGGCTGCGCGGCGGGTGGCGGTTGCATGGGAGACGGGGCCGTAGGTGGGGGTTGCCTGGCGACGGGCTGTGTTGCTTGGGGCAACATTTGGCGGCCAGGGTAAGCTTCCGGGCCAACGATGGGCGGCGGGAGCGTGGGCTGCGGGATGGGTCGGCCCTCGAAAGTAGGGCCGAAGCCCCGGCGGTCCTTGGTGGCCGCGTCTGGCCCAGCTATCAGTTCGTCGAGCGGGAGATCGTTGGGCTGTCCGCCCGAACCCAAGCCACGCTTGATTAGTCCAAGGATTCCCCCGCCGGGTGCGGCCGGCTCCTCCTCCTCATAGGTCGGTTCCGGCTCCGGCGGCACGTTGGGGCGCAGGGCGAAACGGCGGTGGAAATCCGCATAGCCCGAATCGTCGCCGGTCTTGCGTTGCAATGCCTTGTTCAAGGCGCGGGCCAGCAGCGGGTCATAATCGACATTTTTCCGACCCAAATGGGCCGCCGACGTGGCTCGCCCCAACAGCTCTTCACGCCCGAGGCCCATTGCTAGGATTCCTCGTCGCGCCGAATCGATTTCGATGTTGTTTGCGACTTGCGTCTTCGTCAGGGCGTCGGCGCCCGGCGCGTTGGGGATAACTTCTCCCTCTTCCATTTTGTCAAATCTTTGGAAACGTCGGCCCTTTGCGGTCTGGACCCATACGCCTTCCGTCCTCGCCTTGCGTTCGACTGCCGTCAGCTCGTCGTCAAGCGCCATGGCGACACGAAGCTGGTTCTGGACCCATTGCTGGTCGTACTGTGGCGGCGCGGCGTTGACCGACACGCCCTCTTGCCGCGCCTTTTGCAGTGCCTGGGCGTAGACCATCGGGCGTTGTTCCTCGGGAACATCTTCCACCATCAGCAACAGCCGCGCCGTTATGCCGTTCACGCGCTTGTACTGCTTGCGCTGTTCCTCGTTCATTTTCGTGATGGCGTTGAGGTATTGGCTGCCGACCTCAGGATCGGCGGCCATCAGTTCCCGCATCGCCGGGCTGGCGGCATCGATCATCGGCGAAGCGACGCCTCCCGCGCCACCGGCGGCGCCCGCTAGTTGATCGCCGGGGCCTGCGGTTCCGCCGGACGGCGCCACGCCGCTGGTGCCCATAACCTGCGCACCAAGACCTTGAACCAGCTTCAGCTTTTGCAGCTTGGCCTGCGTTAACTGATTCTTGAGCTTGGCGGATTTCAGGTATGCGGCGGTTATCAGCGTCTTGCCGAGGTCCGGTTGCCGGATGGCGAGCGCGGGATACGTGTTAAATGCCAATGGCATCTTGGGTTACCTCATGTCCAAAGAGAAAGCGTCCCCGAAGAGCCGCATCTTGACTTGGCCCACCTTACTTTTAGGCTGCTTGATTTACTGAAGCAAATTCCACAGCATCAAGTTCTGCATGCCGCCGCCGATCGCATTGGCCGCGCCAGCATATCCGCTCGCCCGGGCCGTTCCGGCAGCCATTATGGCGCTGCCTTGTGCCCGGGCGCCCCCCATCAGCGTGTTAGCCTGTCCAGCGGCGCCTGTCATCAATGCGTTGCTGATATTGCCAGCAGCGGCGCCGCCCAGCGTGGCGCTGGAGGTGGTCGCTCCCTGGCCCATGCCCGCAAGACCGGCCAGGCGGTTTGCGTAATTGGTGAATTCCTCGCTCGCGATGCCCTGACCATAGCGGGTCAGCTCGCGCCCGTAACCACCGCCGCGGAGGCTTCCGCGCGCCGCGGCCGAGCGGTCCCGCGCCCTTATGCCCTCGTCGAAGCGGAACGTATAGCCCGGCGTCTCCATGAAACGGTCGCGCGCCGCTTGCATCAGCTCTTCCCTGGACTGCCCGGGCCCGACCACATCTGGCGTCGGAGAATCTATGAACTCAGGCGCGTCCGGGTCTATAAGAACCTGGCTCGTGCCAGAACTGGCAGGACTTCCCGCACGGAAAGATGAATTAGGCACACCATGTATAGGGCTAGAAACTCCAGCCCTAAACATGCCTGCACCACCTCCGCCTGTGGCGGGTATATTTGTCGTTACAGTTCTCGTCTTTCCAAACTCCGGATTCGGTATTTGCGCGGCGACCCCGGTGGGATCCAGCCCATCTTCCGCCCCCAGCAGCCCTTGCCGGCCGATGCCATAGAGGGCAGCGTATTCGGCAAGTGCGCTTGTCCCGGTTTCCCGGTAGGGAGCCAAGTCCGTACGCCCCAAGTCAAACTGCCGGCGTATCTCCTCGATGCTCAAGCGGGTCGCCTCCGCTTGCAAGCGTGCGGCCTCGCGGGTCGCCTGCGCCTGCAGGGCACCGGCTTGCCCTGCCGCGCTTGCCTGTGCGCTACCGCCCAAAAGGGATCCTGCGGCGCCGATCACGGACGAGCCGAGAATTGCCGCTCCTGTGCTGATTGCCATCTACAACCTCTTGATGAACGATAATTCCGCCGCGCGGTAACCATGCCGCCTGTAGTACCGCTCGAGCGCATCCGAGCGCAGTCCCTCGACAGTGATCATCGTGAAGCTCATCGCGCCCTGCTCCCGTCCCCGGTTCTCAAGCGCATCGAACAGGGCAATCGACTCCCGGCCTCGGGCCCCGGGCTCAACCCACCAGAACAATTCCTGCCCGGTGCGGTGCGTGGTGTTGAAATAGAACGGATAGAGGAGCGCGCCGGCCATGCCCACGACGCCGTCTGCCTCTTCAACGACGAGCAGAACGCCATCATCCGAGGCGATCAGATGGCTCAGCGTTGCCGTTACCGAGGCGTCGTCCCATTCAGCGATCTCGGGCCAGCCCGCCAGATCAAAGAACTTCTGGCCCATGACCAGGATTTCGGGGATGTCGTCTTCCGTCGCGTCCCGGATCATGCGGTGCGTTCCGCCACGATGACGATGGTGCAGGATCCCGCCGTGTAGTCCGTCGCCCCACCAGAATAGGCGGCGGTTATGTCGGTTCCCGCCGCGCTCGCCAGGGTAAAGTCCGCAGCCGTCGCTGGAAACGGCACGCCGGCATCGCCCCACCTCGCCGCCGCGAGCGACTGCAAGGTAGCGGCTGGGATTACCGACCAGATTGCGGTGCCGTCACCGATACGGAGCAGCCTGTCGCCGCCCCCGCCAGAGAAGTTCGTCCCCGCGCCCGACAGGTAAGCCTCGCGGACTTTCCACCGTTCGCCGCTCAGAGCGTCCAGCAGGATGACCGTGCCGCCCGACGCCAGGGCCGCTTGGCCGACCGAAGTCTCGAACACCGCCACATCGCCGACGATGGGCTTGCCCGTCGCACCGCCGACGCGGCGGAACATCAACTCGAACCAGTGTCGCCACGTCGGGGATGTCAGAAAGTCCGGTCCCGCGATGACGCCCCGCGTCGGCGGCTCGAAGACCGTCGGAGGGGATTCAGGCATCAGGTGCCGCCAAGGGCAAAGTCCAAATGCGCGGCGATGATGCTGCGTTTCACGGCATCCGCCACCGTCACCCGGTAAATCCGGTTCCGCGCTTGGCCGAGGCGGAGCCAACGCAGCCTCTGGCGATAGGCTCCGATCTTGCCCATCGAACGGAACGGCTTGCGCGTTGAGTACGTGCGCCCGCCATCGTCCGAATAATCCATCCAGACTTGCGGATCCGAGGCGTCGCCGCTGGTATCTCCCACCCCGCTCTCGATGTCGAGCTCGAAGCGGCGATGGAAAACGCGGCGGCGGTCGGCGGCCACCGGGGGCCCGGTGAGTATGCCCTGCATGGTGGAGCCATATTCGTCGAAGGTGTCCATGTCGAGCTCGCCGAGGCGGCCCTGGAAGGCGTCTCCCACGATATGCTTGTCGTAAACGAAGGTGTATGAACTGCCGCGCCAATAGGCCAGATCAAGGCTTTCCCGCTCATGCCACAGCTTGGTCGCAACGTCGTAAACGAAGGTCGCAGTGGGGAAGCTGACGTGGTAAAATTTGTGACCGGAAATCGTGACGAAGAACGCGAAGGCATCCGACAAGTCGGTAAATCCGCGAATCTCCTCCTCGATGGCATGGGTCGAGATGCGCTGCGGCGTGTAGCCCATGGCCCGGTAGATAATCCCATCGTCGCCGAGCCAAAACAGCGTGTTGTCGTCCGCGGCAACGGAAAACGCCGCCGCGCAGCCCCTTTCGATGAAGGCCCCCGCAATCCGCTCGAACGGGAAATCCGTGGCGCCGGAATTGAAATAGACCTCAATGGTCTCCTGGCCGAAGACCCACAGTTCGCGATGGTTCGAGAACACCGCCACCACCTCGTCCGGATCGCCTTCGGCGTCGGCAAAGTCTGTGGCGACCCAAGCGGTCCCGTCATCCAGCCCGGAAATGTAGAACTGGCTGGTGCCCGCCTTGTTGACCACGAAATAGCCGTCCTGAAAGGTCACGGTATCGGCGACCACGAAATCCGCATCGGCGATCTTTACCAGTCCGTTCGTGGTGTCGTAGATCCATCCATCGGTGCCATCGACGATCATCAATTCCTGCGGGCTGGCGCGGTTGACCGCCATGCCGACCCTACCCACCGATGTATTGATGGTGCCGAGAGAAGTGGCCGTTCCGGCCGAATTGACGCTGTAAACCCTATTGCCGCTGACGACGTACAGGACGCCGTTCATGACCTTCGTTCCCCGCTCGCCTCCGGCAAGCCCGGTGGTAAAACTCTTGGTGCCTGGGGCGTTGAAGACCACCACCTGGCTCTTGGCGTCCGGCGGAGCCTGCTCAGCGAAGTAGTTGACCAGCCGTTGCGCCGACAGGGGAAGCGCGCGAGACTTGTAGCTCTGGATCGCGAACTGGACCGGCGGCATCAGGACCCCCACGTCATATCGGGGGCGAATGACGTGCCTTCCGGGTCACGGTCCCAGCCGGACGCCGCTTCGTAAAGTATCGCGGCCTCGAGACGAATCTCGTCCCGAAGGTCTTTCGGCACTCCGTAGGTCGGGGATAGCTTCTTCGCCAGGTTCCACACCAGACAGTCCAACCATTCCTGCGGCAAATCCGGGTTGTGCGCCGAGGTGTCGAAATCCTCGATCTGAAACAGGCAGGTCAGACGAAGGCGGTCGGCGGCGGTTTCCGGTTCGGGCCAGGCGTACAGGAAGCCATCGGGTCTTTCGGGGCTGTAAAAGCATTCGTTCGTCTTGCCGGTGATCGTCTTGTTGGGCAGGCGCTGGTATTCATTGTCGGAGATCATCGCGATCGGAGTGTCGAGGGCGGCCTTGTCGGTGCGCGCGACCTCGATGACGCGAAGCGGTCGGCCGATCTTGGTGGTGTAGGCAAAAACCGGCTGGTCGACCGCCGCCGCGCCCGAAAGCGTACCCGTCAGCGTGATGTCAAGCGAGCTGATCGACTGAACCGTGTCCCAGTCTATCGTGTCGTCGTCCAGGACCACGCCGATGTTGTCGCTGACGGCGATTCCGGTGACGCTGTCAAGGCTGACGACCGATGCCCCGGAAGCCGCCGCGGCGGAAAGTTCGGTGTTCACCGCATCATCGAGCTCGGCGGCGTGATCGGTCGAATTCGGGCCCAGCGTGTACTTGCCCTGGGATTTGTCGAGAAATAGATAGGCTACCCGACGGGTCCACAGCCTAACGCCGTCCGCCTGAAACGCCTTCACCATGCGATTAAGCTGACGGGCGGCATAGTCGGTGTCCTCGGTAGCAACCGAAACGTCGCCCGCCTCGATGGCCCCGCACAGGATCAGGGCATCGTTGATGATCTCGTTGCGGGTCTGGTCGAAATCGACCGAGGCGCTGGTCGCCATGATTTCCTACCTTACCCGTGCCTTCTTCTTGGCTGGCTTGGTCTTCTTCCCGCCCTTTGGTTTCGACTTCGGTTTTGACGGGTAGCCGTATCCTTTCGGCATCACTTCACCTCCAGCTTATGTAAATTCGGCTCTGCACTGATCACCTCATGCACGACAGGCAGACCGCATCCATTGACGACCGCACAGGCGACTTCCACGGCCTCAACGGCGCTCACGCCCATGTGCATCGCCGCCATCGCCGCGTGAGTGCCGCTGCCGATGGCGTAAAACGGCACTAAAATATCCTGGTTGGTTTCCGGAATCATCCACTCGAACCAATATTCCCAGCGATCGGGGCGCAGAACCAAGGCCCAAAAATCGACTTCGTTGCCGCTGCCCTTCCGGTTGTGGAGGGCCGGTATTTTATCAAGATCGGCGCCGGCGAAATACCAATCGGCAAACGCCTTGCCATCGACCCAATTCCCTGTCCACCCGATGGCCACATTTCCTTGGCGCATCAGCTTTCGCATGATGACCTTCAGGCCACCGCCAGTGCCCATGCTGTCCGCAGCGATCACGCCGTCGCGTATGGCAACGATGCTCATAGTGTTCGTCTCGGCCGTTTCTTGATCCGCCGCATGGTCAAGCCGCGACCGGCTGCAATCATTGCGCGCTTAGAGTTTTCGGGGTTGCTGGGTGCGTCTGGGATATGTGCGCCGTCGTCGAGGCGGACAACCCCACCATCTTCGAGTTTGAAATTCATGGCCTAAAGTTCCGCATCTGCTTGGGCTTGAATATGCAAAAACTCTCCTACGCCATCGCCAGATGCTTGTGGGTTACGAATAACTAAATGGCGGTCATTTGAAGGGCCTTCTAAGGCAGGGGCTCCACTATCCCCTGCCGGAGAGGATGTGTTTCGCCAATTCGTGTTGGCAGCATCTGTATTATAGAAAGTCACGGTCGGAGTCGCTCTCATTACAACTGACAAGTTCCATGTTGTGGTGTGATTGACAACACCCGCAACGTGAACTCTATATGAGATAGCGCCTTCTTGATTCCCCAAGTTCTGAGCAGGGGCTGTACCATATGGAAACGTCTTGGCGTAATATCGCTGACACAGCGTTAATTCCTGCGAGAAGGGTCGCCGCTCGAACGGCGTGACCACCGACCCGACCTCGTACTGGACACCAGTGATGAAGACATTGTTGGTCGCGTTGTCGAGCAGATTTACCTGATTGGCAGTAGCAAGTTCCGTAGCGCCGTTCGCGTTCCAAGCATCCTTGGTGGACGTATCACCATCGCCGCCAACCGCCATCATAATTTGGAGCGTCAGCCCGATCCCCGCATCATCGGCTATGGCCGTGCCGCCGGTATCACCAGGGACGGTGACGGAGTGTTTCTCCCATGTATCCGTCGTAGCCACGGTGAACTCAGTACTATATTTCTCGGATGCGTCGTCCCGATCAACGTTGACGGTGAAGATGCCTGTCTTGGTGCTCTTGAACCAGAACGACAGCTTACCAGCCAGCGCCCCCGTCGCCCCATGACCGAAAAACACACAATCCCGCGCCTCGATCTTATGACTGAGGTAGAGGGCCGCATCGGCGCCAGCCAAGTCTTCAGCCGTCGTCACGTCCACTTTGAGGCTGCTGGAAAACTTCGTATCGGCCTCCGCGACTGTCGGAACGTCCGTATCCTGCGTGATCGTCACAACGGCGGCCGTCGTTCCGGTGTCGATCCATTCCCACCGATCCAGCACGTACTGGGAGGCGGTAAGAGTTGCGAAACTGGTCCCGCGTTGGGCGACCCGCATGTCGCCGTTGATGACGAGGTTCCGGTTGATTGGGTAGCTTCCTGTGACTGGATCAGTCGTCCCATCACCAACGATTATCTGACCTTCGGCGGTGAAATTGAGAATACTGTCGAAAAGATTGCGGAGCGTTGCCTTGGCGCTGTCCCCGCCGCCGGTCGCCTGCAACTCGATTTCGTCGGTGTCGAGCGGGCTTGCTTTCGATGAGAGGTCGTTGATTTCCTTGTCGGGCATCAGAGATCACTCGCGTTTACGGTGTTTTTGATCAAGCCTGCCACAACGCGCGTGTTGCCGGACGAGTCGACACGCCGGTTGGCGTTAAAAGTGATCCGCTCGCCTCGTGTCTCGATGAAGGCGTTGGTGGCTTCCGAGCGCGGGTCAGGCACGGCCTGGTGATCCTCAAACGAGCGCAAGAAGTCCTGCGGGTGCCTTTCCTCGAAGGATTCGCGACGCACGATGAGGCCGGTCCATTCCTTCAGGCACTGGGAGCGCTTCATTTTGAAGCCGGTGCGATCGCAAATTACGTTGTAATCACCGGGGTTCCAGAAATCAGCACGGCCCATCGTCAGATATCCCGCTTTTTCATGTGGAGAGTGAAGGTGCCCTCCTCAACCCCGATACCGTTGGTGGTGAGCATGATGTCGCCGGTGATACCCGTACCGGCGTTGTTCACAAGGCCACCGATATCCTCGAAATTCTGGTCGTGGTTGCCGGCCGGGATGTCCACGAATGAAACGTCCGTAGTCGCGTCCCACAGGAGCGTGCAGTGGAAGTTGTCCAGGGCCGAGACGATCCGCATGACCTTGACGGACGCGCCGACCCCAGGTGTCGGGCTCGAGTAGTCGGACACGTTGATCAACAACAGCGCCGCGGCCTCGTTGCTGTCGCCCAGAAGGTGAACCTTGACGACGAGATTGCGGGGCCCGTCGATGATGGTTTGCTTGGTCACGGTAATTGCCATGTCAGGCTCCCGTTAAACTTCGATGTAGGTGAGGCACCCAGCCAGGCGGATGGCCGCGCTGAGGTTAAGGTCGAGGCTCTGCCCGCTGCCCGTCTCGAACCAGCCGACGGGATTGAAGGGCATGGTGAAGCCGGAATTCGCCGCAAGGTCTATGCCGTTCGTGCCGTCGCCGACCAGGGCGGTATCGGCCCCATCGACGAAATAGACGTCGATATCGCCGGCGGCAATCATGAAACCGCTCACGACGCGGAGCTTCTTGCCGCTGACGGCGGCGACGATGATGTTGTCACCCGAGCCCGCCACCGCGATATTGGCGAATTGTGGCGTGGCGGATACGCCATCGACATCGATGACACCGCTTTCGTGCGCGGCCTCGACCCTGGCACCCGTCATCTAGGCGGCCGCCGCCTCGGCGAGTTCCTTGACCCTGCCCCTCTGCGCTTCGAGCTCCTCGCGCAGCGCCTTCACTCGGTCGCGCCCGGCCTCGGCCTGGGCCTGGGCCTTCGTAGCGGCGCTCAGGGCCTCCGTGGCGGCCTCATCCTTCTGCTTGGCCCCGGACAGCAGGACACGCGCCTCGTTGCGCTGTGCGGTCGTCCTGGCCCCGGCATCGTGGGCTTCCTGCTTGATGGTGGCCCTGCGCTCAGCCATCTCGGTTTTGAATTTCTCGCGTTCCGCCGCCAGGGCCGTCGCGCGCTTCTCGACGGCGCCCAGAACGACCTCCTTGAGCTCGGCCGCCTCGGCATGGAGCTTCTCGATCTCGGCCGCCTTGCCGATGGTCGCCAATAGCTTCTGGTTACGCGCGATGACCTCCTTCGCCAGCTTCATCCACTTTTCGCATTTCTTGGCGTCGACGATGAAGTTGATCAGCGAACTGAGGTTCTTCGCATCCGCAGGGAACAACGGGGTGTGCTCACCTTTCATATTGGTTCTCCTTCAATCCAACCGAAGAGACGGCGGCCCTTATGTGCCCACCCCCAGCAGCGGGAGCGTTCCAGCACGCGGACCTGCGGCGGCACCTGCAGCCGCCAAGCTGAAATAGAGCCGCGGATCATTGACCGCACCCGCTTTAACAACCTCCAAGCCACGCAGAGGCCGTAGGAAATCAAGAACGGGAGCCGGTGTTGGTTCCAAACGAAAATAGAGCCGGGGGTCATCAACTTCACCGGCCGCAATACCCTGTTCCGTGGCCCGCAGAGGCCGCAAGAAGTCAAGAACAGGATCTGGAACAATCGTTGGCTCCAAGCGAAAATAGAGCTGCGGATCATCGACTTTACCTGCCGCGATACCTTGTTCTGTGGCGCGAAGAGGTTGTAAGAACTCAAGAACCGGGTCCGCTATGATAGTAGGTTCTAAGCGGAAGTAGAGCCGCGGATCATCTACCGCTCCAGCCGGGATACCTTGTTCCACAGCACGAAGAGGCTGTAAAAAGTCCAGAACTGGAGCCGGTACGATCGTCGGCTCCAGACGAAAATAGAGTCTGGGATCATCTACTGCGCCAGCCGCGATGGCTTCTGGTGGGGCACGAAGAGGCTGGAAGAACTCAAGAACAGGAGCTGGCGCCGCCTCCAGACGAAAGTAGAGCCGAGGATTATCTACCGCTCCCGCTGCAATGCCCTGTTCTACGGCACGCTGAGGCTTTAGGAATTCGAGAACCGGGTCCGGTACGATCGTCGGTTCAAGACGAAAGTAGAGCCGGGAGCCATCAACCGCGCCTGCCGCGACAGCCTGCGGAACAGGATGCCGCAGCAGAGCGCTCATGATGTATTATTCGTCCCAGACCATGTAAGTCTGGCAAATCTGACCAGTGCCGTTCTCAAGGATGATGCCAATGCCATTTGTGACGGCCTCAACGGCATCCGGCTCGCCTATGATGATCCCGTCGTCCCCGAAGGTCCAGATCACACCGGAGCCAACAGCCGCGCCAAGCACCGCCCGGTAACCCAAGTCATCGCCGAGCGTCGCATCGGCGGTGTGAGTCGTGAAGGCCGTACAGAGGGCCGGCGGCTTCTTCGGATTATAGCGCGCCTCGGTAAGACCCGCGCCCTGAGTCCCCGTCGCCGTCAAGCGAGTGAGAAAAACCTCAAGCGCGGTGGCCGTCGTGTTGAACACGCCGACCTCGCGGAGTGTCCCTACGGTCGCCGCAGGGGAATACAGAGACATCATCGGCCTCAACGATGTGCCTGCCGTAGCTCTCACACCTGCGCTAAATCGTGCCATTAGTCTGTTCCTTTCATGCTGGGACGTAGGGTGCCATTACCAAATTAACTACAGGTACGGCCGCGACAACATCGGTTTCGATGGCCCAGTAGAACCACTTCTTGGCGGCGGTCTCGTTCTCAGCGTTGATCGTGTAGGTCCAGTCGCCATCGTTGAATGACGAATGGCTATGGTCCTGAAGTTGCGTTACGGTATCATCAGTGTAAAAATCTATAGCATTGCTGGAGAATAAGTTGGCCGTGTCAATCGTGGCAGAATCGTCTTCATTATACCAGCTATGACAGCTTTCGTTCCCAGCACCTGTGTTCGATGATATACCCAGAGCGCCTGCTTCAGCGCCAAATTTTGAGATTGTGCCATCTTCCGCTGTTAAATCAGTAAGACTTAAACCAACATATTGTGGTGTAAATCCTAACGAAACAGAAGGTGTCCAAGTCGCGCCACTCGTTGGACTATCGACAGAGCCGATCTTACTTTTACGATCGTCCAAGTCCAGCGCCAGCGCATAAATTTCCATTCCGTTGCCGGAAGAGACATCACGCTCAGTAAGAGTGTAGCTGGTCGTATCTGCGGCAGTTAGCTCAAGCTGCCAATCTAAATTACCAGTTTCTGTATGTATACTTAAACATCGAGCAGTTCGCAAACTTGCATAAGGAGTTCCCTCTGCATTATTGTGATCAGAAGACCAACCAATAGCACGATTGACAAACGTCGCGTGGTCCGACGTGTCGATATGCGCCACGCCAAAGCTGTTGTTGATGCCGCTGCTGGCGCTGTCCTCGGCGGATATGTCGGTGCCGATGAAGAACACCAAGTCCTGGTCGATGTTCGTCGTAGTCTTTACGGTGCCACCAACGGAGTTGGGCGTGGAAATACTATCTAGCGAGACCTGAAGGTCGGCACCGCCGAACATAACAACGGTGACAAAAGGAGTGCCATTGGCAGACGTATTTGTTAAACGGACTCCATCTGTTACTATACTGGCTGTCCCATCGACAAAGACACTACCAGCGGCATTCAAAAGCACGTAAGCTTTTGTATTGGACTTTAGTGCGTCGCAATCAACCTTGGCTGAGCCATGTTCATCTTGGTGAGTAATACAGCGATGATTCGTAAAATCACTAAAGCCTATAGACATTCTTGAAGTGTTTTGTACGGCCCCGTCGTCTGTTGTATCAAAACCAAGAATAACAATGCATGCTTTTGGCGTTCCAAAATCAGCCTCTGTTAAATCAACAAATCCAGTGCTACTATTAGATAATTGCCCATGAACAACCGCAACCGTGACATCCCCAGCCATCAGCCCGCTTCCGCTACAAACTCTTTATGAGCCTTCATCGCATCCCGGATGATCTTATTCACGTCCAGTCCAGCAACCTGAAGAGAACTCTTCGACGCCTTCATTTTCGTCGGTCGATCTCCATGCTCCTTCCTGAAAGCGTCAGTCAGTTCCTTCGGCCCCGCCACGCCCACGACAGTCTGCGACGGTTCATCATCCATGATCAGGCACAGCACGCCACGAGCCTTGGCGATGCGTTCTATCGCAGCCCTGCCCCTGTGCGTTCGACACGCGCCCAACCGGAGCGGCTTGGCAGCTAGTACCTTGCCCCACGCAGTCTCCCGCATGTCGATCAGGACGTGGGATAAGTTGGGTTGGTCGGCTTCGGCACCAAAACCCTTTATCCAGGTGCATTCGTAATCAGCACACGCAGCGGGACGGCTATCGTATATCTCACAGCCGTACTTTCCGCCGCACAGGTGCTTGCATGGAACCCGTGGCGGCTTCTTAAGCTTGGTTATCGAGGGCCATCGGCAACAGGCCGAGCATGTACCACAATCACGCATCGAGATCGCTGCCACCGAGAGGATGAAAAATAATGCTCCGATAGTCGGAAACAAGTTTCAAGGATACCAGCGGAGTGAACCAATAGATTATGTGGAAATCTGCTTCTCCGTGCTTTCCATAGTCAGTGATAATCGAGTGCCGCCCACAGCGAGGGCACTCTTGCACGTCTTCTTGTATGCTGGACAAAAGCCCCTCTAGCAGAGAGTCTTCTCCACAACAGCGGCATGTCAGAAGGTGCTTCATTTTTGACCTTAAGCCCAACTATTAAAACGCGCCGCCGCTGGCCCGGTGTTTTTCAACGAGTGATTACCGTCCGCGCCACCAATCAGGGTGGCCTTAACCGCGTAACCGAACGTGCCGTCCAGATCAGTATTTCCAGCCGCGTTCTGCTTCTCACGGGCCAGGATGATCCGGCCTTCCAATACCTGTAGGAACGCCGCCTTGTCGTTCGCCGCCTGATACCAGCCGTTCAAGCTGTCCAGATCGGCACTGTCGTCCGCATGCGTAAAATTATATTCGGCCACCGCCTGCGCCTTGGTGACAACGCTGTAATCCCATTCCTGGAACACGATGATGAATTCATGGCCCGATATCTTGCGCTCGTCATATTCGGGCGCAGGGTCCAGCGTGCCGGGATACGGATTGGCCGCGTTGCCGCCGGTCAGCCGTAGAAACATAGATATTCGAGAAGGGTTTGCCATTCCGACTTCCTGACTGGAGTTTCTATTCCATCCACATGCGGAACAGATCCGCATGTGCAGCACCGAGTTCGGTCCAAACCTCACGCATCAGATCGTCATCCTGCGACAACGGCTCGAGCTTCTGAAGCGAGCGAATCATGCCCGACAAAATGCCGCGCCGGTGCTCATCACGCACGTAGGACTGCATCCAGCAGATCAGGGCGACTCTATCGCCCCCCGAAACCGGAGAAACCCAATGCGGTTGGCCACACGGGTAGATAACGGCTTGGCCGATGCGGCCCTTGATACTCTGGACGCCGCCGTATCGATCCTCGATGTTCAGCTCCCCGCCGTCATAGCTTTCCGGGTCGCTAAGAAACGTCGTACACGCCAGATCTGTCCGCACGCCGGCCATCACTGGAGAGTCGGTGTGCCGCTTATACGTGTTACCGTCTACGTATCGATTGAATTTTGGCGGCGACACCCCTTTCACCAAATGCTGGCTCTTTATCCCCAGATCGGCGACGAGGCGCCTGGCGTGGGCCTTGCATAAGCCCGCCACGATGTCGGAACCGCTCGAGGACGCCTCGGTGTTTTGCTTGATGGTGCCGGTAAGCTCCGGCGTCCGTGCCTGGCCCTGCTTCCAGTGATCTTCGGGCACAGACGCCAGAATCTTGGCCGTATCGTCCTCGCTATACAGATCGTATAGCGTGAAATAACCCGTCACGTGGTCTGGATCTCCGCCCCGGCGACGACCGGCGCCCATACGACATACAGCGTGCAGGCGCCACCGCCATCGATGTCGCCCTCGGCCAGCATGTCGATCAGATCCTCCGTGCCGGTGATCCGAATCGGGTCCGACCAAACGTGCTGCTCGGCCGTCCCGACCTCGTCGACCGTCGGCGCCGCCCCCACGGTGGCGGGGAAGAACACATCGCCGACCGCGGTGCCGGTGTGGATCTCGCCGAGAGCCATCAAGGTGATGCCGCTTTCGGTGATCAGCGACATTTCCTCGGTTTCGTTGGCTACCGTGCTCACCACGCCGTAGATGCCATAAACATCGACCGGCCCGTTGATCGCGAATGTTACCGACGCCTCGCCCTCGTCGTTCATCTCGACCGTCGCGAGCGCCGTTACCTCAAGCCGGCCGCGTCCCAACAACTCGGCTTCCACGGGCGGCGTTTCAGCGGTTGTCGAGATCGTATTGCCGGAAATGAAGCACGCATCGGCCACGATCGCGGCCGTCACGGCGTCGGTGACGTTGGTATAGCAGCGATTTCCCTGGATGACGCCGATGGTGCCGGTGAGCAGCGAGATAACCGCGACGGTATTCAGGCCACCCGCCAACGGATCACCGTTCCACAGCACATTGTCCTCGATAACCACCTTCTGGGACAGGGTGGTGTCGCCGCGGATGCACGCGGTCGAGTAATCGCCGATCACGGTATTGCGGCGGATCGTGATACCAATGACGGCACCGTTCAACTCGATGAACGAGACTGCGGCCTGTGCGCCCGCATCCGCCCAACAATCCTCGATAACACCTTCGTCCGCGCCGGCCTCAACGATAATCGTATCAGCGAATTCATCCGTTGCCGCCTCGGCATCGGCAAACCGGCAATTGCGAATGGTGTAGCGGTCGCCCGCCGCCTCGATGTTGATGGCGTTGGTCACCGCGTTTGTTCCAGGACGGAAGCGCAGATTTTCCAGCAAGACGTTCGCCGCGCCGATCACAAGCTCGCTGGCGGTGGCGTCATGATCGAAGGTGGGCACGTCTGTGCCATTGCCGAGGCCGATGATGCTGACGCCGGCCACGTCCACGTCCACGGCGTCCGCGCCAGCCAAGTTCTCGTTATGGCCGGCCTTGACCATGATGATGTCGCCGCGGTTCGCGATGCATTGGCCGACGGCATAGTCCAAGGTCGAGAACGGCGCGTCGAACGTGCCCTTGTTCTGATCCGAGCCGCCTCTTTGGCCAACAAGCAAATTCGTGCCGTTGTAGACCCAATAGACCCTGCCGGCATACGTGTTGAGAAGGGGAAGCCCGCGCACGTTGATGCCGTGAGCGAAGCCCTTCGGGTAATTGGAAATACCCATGCTGATTTCTCCTTAAAGAGAGGGGGGCCCGAAGGCCCCCGCTCTATTCGCCGGACGATCCCGGCACTTCAGGATGAGCGCTTACGCGCCCGGCGAGCCGTAGATTTGACGGAAGTCCGTCATGCCGAACGAATACCGCTCGTAGCACTTGGCCTTGGCGTTCTTCGTGTCGAAGTCGTTGTCCTGATCGAAGTCGATGGTCTCGCGTTCGTAGTGGATGAGGCCGCGCATCACGTTTGTGCGGATGAACCACGCGTCCACGTCCGTGAAATAATGGTTCACCTTGATGCCGCCAGGCAGGGCGTTGGTCGACCGCAGCACGTTGATCGCGTTGTTGGCGGTATCGTGCTGGAGCACCGATTTCAGGATGCGGTTCGCCTCGAACCACAACTGCCGCGGCACGTGCAGAGACTTCGGCATATTATTGAACTTCAGGCCACGGTCGTTCGTCGCGCCCATGATCTGAATGATCAGATCCTCGAGCGCCGCCTCCGAGATATCGGCGGCGGTGGCCAGGTGGTTCGACTGGTTGCCCGACTTGGTGCTGTGCGTGGTCGCGATCATCTCGGTGCCGTCGCCGAAGGTGAACGCCGAGTTGAACGCCCGGTTGTAGACGTTCGCCGCGACGTTTTCTTTGGTCTGGCGGTGCGAGAACGCCAACGCCTGGGCGCGCCGCTTCGAGACGACCTCATAAAGGTTATCCTTGAGCTCCTCGTGGGTCACGATGTAGCCCAGCGCGTAGGCCACATGCGTGTATCGTGACACGAAGCCCTGGACCTCGCTGTCGTAGGAGACCGCCGCACCCTCAGGCTTGACCGGCGCCAAGCCGAAGCCGGTGACCTGCACGTCTTCCTCGTACTGCTTCTGCGAGGAATCGGTCTCGAAAAGATCGGTGTACTCGACTTTGTGCTCAGTGTAGGTGCGCCCCCACCACTTCTTGATCCCGGGCCAGAGGGCCTTCGGATGGGCGCCAGAGGTAATGATTGCCATTGTTCAGCCCTCCTTAGACGCCGGCTCGGCCGACGGTGCCCTGGCTCAACCGGTGAAGGTTGATCAAGACTTCCATCCTGCCGTTGGCCGTCGTGATGTCGTTGTCCTCGCGATTTACCGCCCGGAGTATCTTCAACTCCAGGCCAGCGGTGGTGGCCTCGGTGGTGGAATCGAGCTCCACGCCCGAAAGGCCCGTGGTGGCGTCGCCGGCGGCCACGATGATGGAGGCATTCAGCCCCATCTCGGTCGCCGCCATGGTGCCATCGGACTGAATCTCGAAGATCACGTCCGGATCGTCGCAAACCATCGCGACGCCCTCGGTCGAGGCCTTCGAGTGAACGGTCTCGAGGTCGGTGGGCACGGCCGCAAAGCTGACGATGACACCGATCATGATCGCTGCGGCCGCGGAAGCCTCAATTTCCGGCAGCGTGCCGATGGGGAAGTGTCCCGCGCCAGGCACGTCGATGGCGGCGGCATTCGAGCCACCGGCCACGATATCGACCGGATCGCCGATGAACAGGGCGGTGCCGTAGCCCGCATTGACGTAATACGGATTTACCGCCCCGTTGTAGGGTGCCCCGTTGCGATGCCGAATCGGCCGCATCCCAAAGGGCGCGTCTAGGTTGGCCATTGTTTTTCTCCAAAGAAAAGAGCCGCCCGAAAGCGGCCGTTATGGGCTGAGGGGGCGCAGAACGACTCAGGAGCGGACCGAGATGCCCTCGTCTGGCACGTAGTATTTGTCCTCATCCTGGGGTTGCGCCCCGTGAACTTCACCACGCCGCATCGCGGCGTCTACCTCGTCGATTTTGCCCTGCTTGACGGCCTGGTCCACCTCATAGAACTCATTGCGAATCTCCATAAGAAACGCCTTGAGCGGCGACCCGTCCTCTTTTGTTCCTACGGTCATCGAGCGGCGCTTGCCGCGGCCGGCCTCGTCGACCTCTATCTCGTCCTCGACAAACTCATACCCCGCCGTCGAGGCGGCGCGGAGACGATCGCCGGTATCGTTGATCCAACGCCGGCGATACCCCATCCTCTCCGGAGCCGCCATCTTCGGGCGCGGATCGCCGAGCGGGACGCGGGCGCGCCGGCCGGTTTCCTCGCGTGTGGTCGGGCGTTCGGCGCGCGGGTTGAGTCCCTGGTCACCGCCATCATTGGTTTCCTCAGCCTTGGGCTGGCCAAGCGCCTTGATCAGCGTCGCCTTCGACATCTGGAAAGTATTGATGCCACGCTCCTTCGCCTCGGCACGCAGCTCTTTCATCGTGCGTTTCTCGGTCATGTCTTCATCCCTTGGCGAGCGACATCAGCCGCCGCATCTCGTCGATGGTCATCGGCGCTTTGGCGCGGACGCTCAAAACCACCCTGAATGTCCCGAGGTTCCACAACTCGAAACTCCGCGCCTTGCCATCGTTGGCCTGTAGGGCACGCCATTCGTAGGATTGCTCGGTCATTACCCATTCATCGCAATCTTGATGCGCTCTCTGCGGCGTCTCTCTTTACCTAATTAACGGCGGTTACGGACCGAGACGCTTAGGTTTTGGGACTTGACGCTTCCGAACCGCACTCCGCGCCGTGCTTGAGGCCTGTGCCGGCAATGTCGGTGCCTTACGCTTGCGCACGGATTTCAAGGATGTGCGCTTGCCTCTCAACTTGTTAGGCATGATTTTTTCCTTTCACAGAATCAGATGAAAACTGCTCTTCGGTCACCGGTCCTACTCCCATTCGTAATCGGCAACGTACTCCTCGCGGGTCATCAGTCCTTGCTTCACGAACCGAGTGCAGGCCGTCTTGGCGTCCGCGGGTAGATCGGCGAATGTCTTTCCGGCCCCGTTGCCCCGGCGCATGGTGCCGGCCCCGCTGCCCTCGACCCTGGACGGTTTCCGGCGCGCCGCGTTCTGGAATTTATCGGGGAACTTCGCTCGCACTTCCTCGGCGATCTTATCATAGAACGCTGGGCCCTCATGTTTGCGACCGACGACTGTCGCGATGGACTCCGCGTAGGCGGTCATCTCAATGTCGTCCCCATACCAGGGGTTATCGGCGCTGAACGGCTTGAAGTTGGGGTCTTCGTCTGGACCCTCCTTGCCCGTTGGCTTTTTCGCTGGCTCAGGCACTTCCTTGCCGAGCTCGTCGATCTTCTTCGCCGCATCGTCGTAAGCCGCGGTGTCCCCTTCCTCGACCGCCGCTCGCTGCTCGGTCTTGAGCTCGGCCATGGCGCGGTCATGGGCGCGCTGCTCGACGTTGCGGTAGTGGTCACGGAATTCCCCCATGGTGGTCTTCATTTCGCTGAGCTCGCCATCCTGGCGCTGTAGCGTGCTCCGGAGAATGGTTCGACCCTGGCGGATGAAGGTCCTCGCATTGACCCATTTCTCAGGGTCGCCGCGCCACTTGTCCTCGGGGGACCAGCCTTCCTCGGCGGCCAGTTGCTCGATCTCGGTGGGCTCTTCGTCGCCTTCGGTGGCCCTGCCTTCCTGGCCTTGGTCTTCTTGGTCCCCGGCGCCGTCTCCGGCGTCGTCGCCTTCGCCTTCGGCCGCAACTGAAGCAAGCTGGTCGGCCGTCAATGCCTCATCGTCTACGTTCATCGGGCCACTCCTTGCAGGGCCGCAAGCTGCTTCTTGGCCATAGCGGTGGCACGGCGCAACCGCGGCTTGTCCTTCCTGATTTCCTCAGCACGCACCAAGGTATGCACGTCCTGTTCGGCCTCATACTTCTGGTCCTCGGTCTTGGTCATTGGTACATCCTCCATCATCTTACGCCGCGTCCAGTCCGACTCGGCTACGCCCTTGCACCCCCTGGATGGCGCTCTCGTTCTCCACCACGCCGCCGACATCCTTGTCCGTGCATAGCCGGTACTCCTCGCCGTCGGCGCCGGAGATCACGATGCCCTCGTATTTGCGGTAATACACCCGCGCGCCGGGCTTTAGAACCTCGCGCTCCTCGTCGGGCCAGTCGATGAACGCCTTGCCGCCAATGGCAACCAAGGTGCCTTTCACCTGCGCCCATTGCTCCGTCTCGTGCGCCTTCGAGGGCTTGATGATGCCGCCGGCAGAGGTTTCCTCGACCGCATCGGGCAGGATCAGAATCTTATATTCTACGGGTCGCAATCCAGAGGTATTTTTCAACTTGGACATGCGACCCCCAAGGTTTCCGACCACGACGGCCCGTCGTTCATTTTTGTACGGCTTCACTTCCCGTCTCCTCATAGGTGCTCAGCACGTCCCGGCCATAGTCGAGGTTGATCAAGTCGTTGTAGACCTGCGCCATGGACTGATCGTGCGCGGTCATTTCCTCGCCGTCGGCCCAGCGCGCCGCGAGCTCATCACGCCGCCCCTTGAGGAACGCCAGAAAGTGCTTGGTCGCCTGGCTGGCCTTCCACGCCTGAAACTGTTCCTTGGTCCACATTTTCACCTTGCCTCATGATCGCCTGCGCCCACCCGCTAAGGAGCGCCATTTCCTGCTTGTAGATTTCCAAGTGGGGCCCGGCCTCGACTCCTTCAGCCTCAGCAATCAGTTTCAGCACCTTGGCGGCGCGCTCCGAAATTTGGCTCTGCAATTCAATACCGCGAAGACGCTGGTCCTCCTTCTTCAGGTCGATCTCATCGGCGCGTGCCGCAATCTCCGGGTCCTGCGGCTCCTCCTCAAGAAGAAGTTCATCGATGTCCTCGATGGACGCCGCATCGAACACCCGCTGGCGAAGCTCCACCTGGTTGACCAGCGGATCGTCGCGGAACTGCATGAGGAACTCCGCACGCCCCAACCGCTGCATGTTGGTGACCACTTTTGGGTCGGCCACCGGCACGATGTCGAAATCCCCTTGCGCGTAGTCCTCGGGGCCGATGGCTTCCGGTTCGTCCAGCACCGTGAAATAAGTCTCGGGGTCCAGATAACGTGCATTCAGCCTGTACAGCTTGGCATATTCCGATTTGAGCGACCGGAATATCCGCTTGTAGATCGCCGAGAACACGCTCATGCCCTGCTCGATCAACGCCAGCGTGGTGGTCGGCGACTGGTTCCGGCCTTGCGCCTCGCCGGTCATCACGTCCTTGACCGACGAAATGTCCTTGCCCGCCTCGACCAACATCCCCAGCAGCATGAAAAGCACGTTGCTCGGTTCCTTGATCGGCAGCGGAACGAGATTCTCGCGCAGTTTCCCGCCCGTAACGTCGACGGGCTTCCACTCGCCGGGCTTGAACCTGATCTGCCCGCCCCTCAGCCGCGCCCCCCGGCCGATGAAACCGCCGCCAAGGTTCGACAGATGGCCGGCATCAAGAAGCTGGTTCAGGGTTGAGTTAGCCGCTTCGTTGATCGACCTCAGCAAAAAGCCGAACCCGATGTCGTGGAAGCCGCCAGTCGGGTTGGGCAGCAAGCCGTATTTCGTGAAATACTGGTCGCGCTCGATGCGGGCGATCTCACCGTCTTCGCTGACCGCAATTTGCTCCTCGCGGAAATTGGGGAGAATTCGGACGACCTTCGAGGTTTCCTTGTGTACGGTGACGATGTAGGGCTCCACGAAGCCGTCCCGGTCAAGGTCCAGTAATCGGTGCTGTTCGAGGAATTCGTGCGGGGCGTCCTCATCGGCGTCCTTACCAGTGGCCGGGCCGAATTCCTCCCGGCGGAACACGCCGGAGCGCATTTTCCCCTCGATCTCGAACGGGTACAGCTCAAGTTCTTGAGTAATCCGCGGCACGGTTTCGAGGTCCCGCGCCCCATCATTCACCACCAGTTTGTCGGGCATGACCAACTCGGAGCGGTTGCGCCCAAGTGTCGCGTCGTAATAGGTCTTGCGGAAGCACAGCCCGGAGATCGGGAGGATGTGCAGCAGCTTGTCGGTATCCTCTTCCCATTCGGTCATCTGATCTGTGAGCTGCCAGCTCATGTGGCGCGATATCCGGTCGCCGCGCAGGCGCTTTTGCCCGTCCTTGTCCGCGCCCACGATCTTGGCCTTGACCACGTCCTTGCCCGCCACGATGGCCGGATAGGCACGGGCGGCGAACTGGATGGCTGCGCTGGTCAACAGGGGATACTTGACATTCGCCGCGCCGGGCCAGGGATAGGTCTTCGACTCCGCGCTCTGAAGAGCAAGCTTCAGCGCCTGGCTGTTGGTCTCCTCCCACTCCTTCCGGGAGGTCTTGTCGATGAGGTACTCGCGGCTGACCTTCTCTCCGATGCTTCCGAGCTCTTCGTCACTCAGCAAATCGGCGATGTTGTCGGCATCGAGATACTCGCGCAGCAGATCCAGCGGATCGCGCGCCTTGTCTTCCCCGTTGCCCCCGTATTCGCCCTCGTGGGCGGCAGGGAAGTCCGTGCTTTCGATGACGCCGTGCTCAGCCATGGGCCTGCTCGTCCGCGATGCGGCGGAACTCAGCTCGGATGCGAGCCACCGTCGGCCCATGATCCTGCAACGCGAATCCGGTCAGAGAGGACGCCTTGAGATCACCGACGCTATAAGCCTGCGCGCCCTGCCCTTGTGCGGAATACCATTTGTCTCGCACGTGGTGCCAACCGCAGCGCTCCGGGACACCAGCATGAAACGCCTGGTAAGCCCTCACTCGGTTGGTGATCGCCGTCAGGAATTGCTTGGGCCTCTTCATGCCCGGACGGATGAACAACTGCCGCACCGCCTCATCGATCATCTGCTCACGGGTCATGTCAATACCCGCCCACGGTTCCGGCAGACTCCGGCTTGAGAAAATGCTTCGCAAAATCCATCTGAAATAAACTCCGCCCCACAGTCGTAAGAAGGCCCGCCGGCGGTCTTTGGCGGCGGTTCAGCCATAAAAGGCTTGCTGCATGTGTCGGGTGAACGACAAGAGCAAAGAGCCAATATTTGACCATCAATACCCTCCGATATTGCCGTCCGGTTGCGGGGTGTTTGTGAACTCCTCCGGCGCCACGTCGCGCAACTCCCCCGCGCTCAGGTGGAAGCGCCGGCGCAAGCGCGTCAGGCTCATGCCGTCCAGGTAGGCCGCGCGTGCCTCGGCGTAGGGGGTCGGTTCAGCCATTGAAGCCAATCCGTTCACTCCAGATCATGCGCTCATCCACCCGGCGCCCTCAACCGGGCCACCCGTCTTCGTATGGCGGCGATCTTGTCGGTCGTGTCCGCGCCGGTGAAGAAATGGACCAGCCACAGCCATATGATCATCAGGGCGCCGGCGAACTGGATCGACTGTTCTGGGCTCCTGAGCATGGCCATCTCACAACCTCCGTGCTTCGGCGGTCTGTGCAGCGTGCAACTCTTGGAAAACTTCCGCCTCGAAAACCGGCCCGAAATGCGCCACCAGGTCCCACACGTTCCCGCCGCCCAGCGTGACGCCCGCCGTGTTCGACCCTACCAGCCATTTCTCGATGGTGCTCTCGCTCGCTGATATTTCTTCTGACAGGTAGAAGCAGAACTCGTCGATGTTCTGACCTAGCTTGGCCCGCTCGCGGTGCAACGCGCGCTTGATGGCTCGGCGCATTCGGCCCTTGCCTGTCTTTTGGTCGGGCATCAGGCGGGCTCGTGTCAGGGCTTCGGCGGCTTGGCTCATGGCGCCTCTAGTAGCCACCGATTTCGCTTCTGGTCGCGTCGGCGAGGTCATAATCGTCATCATCATCCACCAGTCTGGGCGCGCTAATCGATGGGAATAGTTCGGATAGCCCCCAAACCAGAGCGTCGACCCGATCGGGCGAACCCTCGCCCTCGTACCCGGCGGCGGTCATCTGGCACATTTGATCTTCCAGTTCGGGCAGGGCCCCGACGTGGCTGATCCGGCCCAGGCTGTAAAGCGCGGCTATGGGCTCGGCCCGGACGTGTTTGCCCTTGGTGGCACGCACCTCAATGATCGGAACCGTGGGGCGCACCGTTGCCAAGGTGTGGCGCACCATGTCCCCACCCTGGTTGATCTCGATCACGATGGCATCGGCCTCGTGCTTGTCGAACAGCGCCACGGCGCGAGTCGCCCACTGCTTGGGCGTGCCCTTCCTGGACCCGTCCTCCAGGACGTAGCCGCGGCCGTCTGTTCCCTCCGCACAGACGACGATCCCGTGATAGTCTGACCCGGGCTCCGCGCTGACGGCAGGATCAACGGCAACCACACAGCGCCCCAGCTCTGGCGCCTCATCCCTTCGCCCCTCGTGGATGGTCAGCCGATCCCAGATAGCCCCGATCGCCATCGGCTCGTACTCGCCGAGCCAGATATGGCCGTATCGGTGCCGGTTGATCCGCTCGTCAAGCAGGCGCTCGTCTTCCAGCACCGCCGGGAAAAAAGGATTGTGCAGGTAACTCGTCCGCACCACCGTGCTGTTTTCTGGTGGTTCTGGGCCCCGTAGAAAGGCATCAACTGGATCGCTCGCGGAACGCGGGTTCCAGCTAAACCATATCTCCGAGCTACGTTCCCGGATCGTGGGGCGAAGCAACTCCAATGAGCGCTGCGTGAATGTCTGAGCTTCTTCGACGTAGGCCACATCAAAGGCCTCAAGCGACTTGATGCTTTCGGCCGTGTGGTCCGCCATCCCCTGGAACAGGATAAGTCCATTCCCTGGCGCCTCGATGCGGTCGTGCAAAATGTTGAACATCGGGCTCAAACTTAGGGATTTGATCTTGTCCTCGATTAGCAACTTGACCGATTCCCGTAGAGACTTTTGCACCTCCCGCACGCAGACCATACGAGTGCCAGGCTCCAAGAGGCACCGCTCGACACCGAGTTCGGCGAAGAAATGCGACTTGCCCGAGCCACGCCCTCCATGCGCCCCCTTGTAGCGCGCCGGCGCCAACAGCGGCTCGAAAACCTCAGCCGTTTGGATTCTTAGGACGGACGATGCGTCGTTCAATGATTTTCAATCCAATCTCGCCCCCCACGTCCAGGGTCGTGGCCGGCTTCGGGTGGACGTACATCGCCGCCGCCTTGGCGCACTCAATGCGGTCGGCCATTTGGGCTTCCTTGTTCCGCATGCGGTCGAGCAGAAATTGCAACGGCGTCTTGCCGCTCTTGGCGATTTCCGCCTCGCGCTTGGCGCTGGCCTTGTTGGGCGTGCCCTTTTTGCGCCCCGACCCAGACGTTTTCGGCGAGCCCTTCAGCTTAGCCATGGAAACCTATTTTCAACCTATTTTAGGACCCCCGCTTCGTTCGCTTGACGTGTCCCGCAACCGTCTTGTTCGACGCCTTGGGCTTGCAGACGCGGAGATACCGTCCGGGCTTGGGCTTCACGGTGCGGACCTTCCCGCCGCGCTTGACGCAGCGATCGAACTTGGCTGGCATTTCTTACCTCTACCAGAGCGGGAAAGTCTGTGGCATCCTATCCTCCAGGCTCAGCCTGTGACGTGCTTTACCGCCCACATGACAGCTTCTTCGATCTTGGTCTTCGCAAGGGAAACCTCTCGACTGTTCCCCATGCCAGCGACGAATTCGTGGAACTCCAATCCCATGTCCTTGATCTTCGACATATTCGCCTTTTCGGCATCGTCGAGGACACGATATTGGTGCCGCATTGTGTTGTTAACGGTGCGCTCATCAGAAGTGCTGTCAACGTGTGCCATCTTGGTTCACTCCGTTAAGGTTGTGTCACGAAAAAACCCCGCGCCGGCTTCCGGGCAGGGTTCGTGTGGCGATAATCAACCACAGAACCGATTGACCTGTCAACCCCTGCCCATGAAACCCATGGCCAGCGCCAGTTTCTCGAAGGCCAGGCGGACCACGTCGCCGCCACGACGAGGCAGCGCGTCGTGGATCACTACGTCCTCGATCATCAATCGGCATGGCAGGCTCAGGCGGCGGACGATGCGCCGGTAGGCGGTCTGGGCGTCCGGGTCCGGCTCGGGCACGCAGGCGCCGCCAATGGTCCTGGGATCCAGCGCGCGGGCATCAGCCACGGCGCTCGCCTTTTCGTGCAGTTCCAGCAAGGCCTCGGCCGCGGAGTGATGGGTCAAGTCGATCACCCTGGCGTTGAGCAGCCGGTCGATTTGGCGCTGGGTGCGGTTGATTGCGTGGGCGACAATCTTGCCGGTTTCGGGATCGATGGCGGTCACCACCTCGGCCACGTCGCGGCCCGCGTTGATCATCACGAAGCGGCCCGGACGCCCATCAAGGGCCCGAGCCATGGGGCGGAACTACGCGACCAGACGGATCGGCGCGACCAGGCGGTCGCTCGGGCGCGCCCTTGTCGACACCGCCGTACAGCGCGCCGATCAACAACGCCAGACTGGCCACGGTCGTCGCAACCCAGGTCTCGCCGAACGAGGCGTTCGGTCCGCCTAGTGCGCCCTCGGTCACCACGAAGCCGTTCTCGACCTCCGTGATGCGGTAGTTCATCAGGCTTCGCCGGCGCTCGGCTGTCGTCATCGCGTCCTCCAATGGGGTTGGTGGCACCAAGGTGGTCGCGCTGGGCAACCAGCGTGGTAAATGGAGCGTGGTGTTCAGCACGCTCACGGCGCGGCGTCGGCCGCCATGTTTTCGCGGAACTGGGCCAATTCGGCTTTCTGCGCCGTGCTCAGTCGGGGCCGCCCCAGCCTTTGGTTAGGTTCCCGGCTCTCGTGGCCGCGGTCTTTTTCCGCCGGCATGGCCATGTCGACCGCCATGCCGGCGACCAGCTTGCGAACGAATGCCGGGTTGTATTCTTTGGGCTCCTCGGGCGCTGGCAACGCCGGCTTCGGCGGCGCGAGCAATCGATCGAGGTCGCGCAGCAGCTCCGTCTCCCATCTGATCTCGTCCCAGGCCAGGGCGCGGATCTGGCCCGGCGTCGGGCGCTTGGCGTCGTCCCGCTGGCGCCACGTGCGGCACGCTTCCATGATCGCAAATTCCGGCAGGTCGCCTAGATCGTCCGCCCAATCCATCGCCACAGCGGTCTGTAAGTCGGCCGGCATGTTGGGAACGAAATAGTGTGCCAGCAGCACGGCGGCGCGCTTGACGATCCAGGCCGGCTCAGCCGGTCTCAGGCGGGCCCTCAAGGCGGCCACCACCGCCGGCCCCTCCGCCTTCAGCCTCTCCGGGCTCGGCGGGTTGCGTAGGTTCGTCAGCGAGTACGCGCGCCGCCTCGGCAAATCCGTCGTAGAGATTGGCGCCGGCATTGGCTGGGCTGTGAGTTCGTTCATCGGTTTTCCGTGTGCTCTGGGGTTTCATGCGCCGATCGCGGGCTTCCGCGATGGCATCGGTGAAATAGGCCAGCGAGCGCGGCGGGTCGTGGCCGTTGCGCCGCGCCATCAGCCGCTTGACCGTGGGCTCGATGTCGAGCTCCCAATCGGCGCCCTCGGCCAGCCAGCTCGCGGCGATCCCCCAATCGCCGAACCAGCCGGGGTCGCCGGCCACGCCCATGATATCGGCGACACGCCGCCCGACCGCAACGGCCCGCTCGGCTGAGGTCGCGCGCTTCAAAAAATCGGGAATGTCGAGAAGATCGGGGTCGGCAGCAGCAGCCGGCTGGGTCGCGGCAACAGACTCAATGCTGCTGCTGTTAACCTCTCTCTTTCTTTCTTTCTTATCTAGACTCTGGACGCGTGCGTGCGCGCGCGAGGGGTTTGCTTGCGTTAAGTCATTGTTTTTGTGGTGAACAGCATCGTTTTCAGATACCTTTCGTCCACCTTTCGCGCCACTTTCAGCGCGTTTTCGGCGCGTTTTCGCGACGTTTTCGAGCTCGAAACTCGCACGAGAATTGCTCAGCGCGCCGTCGCGCGCGGCCAATTTACCCTCGTCGATGAGCTGTTGGCGGAGCGCTTTCCATTTACGGATCGACACCCCGCAGACGCCGGAAAGATAGCGCGCATCGTCCGGTATCGGCCCGCCCCGGTCGTAGATCAGGTCCAGACACAGGCTGTAGGCGCCCTTCTCCTCGAGCGACAACATCATTGTCGAGGTGATGAAGTCGGCGCCGTAGCGTTTGTACCAAGGGCGCGCGCTCATGGCGTGTACCAGCCGTGGCTTCGCGCCTCGGCCGCCTCCGCCTCCCGTTCCCGCACACGTTCAATATCGGACATCTCGACGAGAAACGGGGCAACTTCAGCAAGGCGCCTTATGGTTCCGGGACGACGAAGTTTCCGTAGGGCTTTCTGCTCAATCTGGCGCGCACGCTCTCTGTTCACGCCGCCGATCATGAGGGAAACCTCTTCAAAAGTATTTTCGGCATCAGTGAGTCCTTTGCCAATGTTATTTTTCTTACTCTGACCCACTTCGCCACTGAGACCAAATCGAGCCTTGATAACGATCGCCTCGCGTTCTGTGAGGACTTCGTCAAGGATGGCCTCAAGGGTTTCGGCTGCCTCAACTTCCTGAAACCTTTGATCTGGAAGCAAATGATCGTCGGGAACCGATAGGGCGCTGGTGAGGCGCTCCATTTCGTCCAGGCTGACCTCAAATGAGGCGGTGTTCTTGAGCAAAGGATCCCAGACGTGTTGATGTGGAAATAAATCGTCACATTTACAGCCGAGTTTTTTTGCGACCCTCCGGACGGGCTTGCGCCACTCGCCCCGTTTCGTCATTGGGGCCTTCTTGAGGGAAGCGAGCCCATAAAGTGTGGCAGAATTCATGCCAATAGCAGTCGCCAGATGGTTGATATTGTCAAATCCGGCGGCCTCCATGCGTCGTAGAAACGGCGCGTTTCTGACCTTAATCTCGATTCTGTAATCTTTCATCTCGGCAGCGGCTTGTCGGCGATCATTGGGCCCCCTCCGCCTGCATGATGGAGCGGCCGATCATTTCAACGACTTGGGGCACGACGGCGTTGCCGAGGGCTCTAAGTCGGTCCACCCGGTTGGGAACCCCATGAGCCACTCGACCCACGTCGGGTTCAGGGAGCCACCGAGCCGGTGCCTCTGTGCCGCGCTCGCTTCGCCGCGGCCCTTCGCCATGCCCAGGTCCGGCGTCGGCCACAGCGACCTGTTCACCGCCCGCCCGAGTTCGTTCCCGCTCGGGCCGTTGCTCTTGCCATCTGGGCTGAAGCCGTGCGCGGTGGGCCACATTTTCTTCGCCACATGAACCCGCAAGCTGTTTCTCGTCGCCGTGTGGTCCGTGGTCTTTTCCCAATCCGTCACCGTGCCGTGCTTCGCTTCTTGTGCCAACGGCGTGGGCCACAATCCATAGCCGCTCTCGTCTGTGCGGGGCATCGACGGCACAAGCCGGAATAGCAAACGTCCGGCAGGCGTAGCCACATCCCTCCAGGTCAGAAAGCACTTGGTCGAGGCCCAAATGGATGAGCCCAGCAACATTTTCTCCAAGTACCCAAGTGGGCCGGAGTTCGTCCACGAGCCGATACATTTCTGGCCAGAGGTGGCGGTCATCGTCCGCACCCGCTCGCTTCCCGGCGACACTAAAGGGCTGGCAAGGGAAGCCGCCGGAAATAAGCTGGACTGGTCCAACGGCATCGCCCCTCAGTTCCCGGATGTCGCCGTGACAGGGCACGTCGGGCCAGTGATGGGCGAGTACCTTGCGGCAATAGTCGTCGGTCTCGCAGAACGCCACGGTGGACATGCCGGCCCGCTCAAGCCCAAGGCTGAAACCGCCGATCCCGGAAAATAGGTCCAGCACATTCACAACGCCCTCACCATTCGCCGTGGTGATTCCCGTTGGCCGCTCAGGTCGACGCCGCCTGGGCACCCTCGCCGTTGGCCGCGCGGCGTCGGCCCTTGCCCTTGGTCTCGTCCTCGTCGGCTGCCGCCAAGCCGAGCTCGAACTGCACCGGCAGGCCGAAGGCCTCGCGGCACAAGGCGTAGCCGTCGTCGACGTTCTTGCGCTTGGACTCGTCGGTTTCCAGGTAACGCAGGGCGGCATCGAAGGTGTTTTTGGGGATGCCCACCGCCTCAACCTTGGCGCGCGCCGAGGCGATGTCGGCGTTGGCCGCGGCGCGTACGCGCTTGGCGTCCTGCACCGCGTTGAGCGCGGTCTTGATGACCAGCAGGATCTCGGTCTTGTTGCCGGCGATGTCGGGGATTTCTTTCTTCGGTCGTGCCATTTTAGGTCTCCATGGGTTGGGGTTGGTTGAACAGGTCCGGCCGCACGGCCGGCGGTGGCGGGTACTGGTCGGGATGGTGGCGGTGCAGTTGGGCGCAGGCGTAGGCCATCACGCCGATCGCGTCGGCCTCGTTGTGGTCGGTCGGGTCGAAGCCACAGCGGCGCAGGTTCTCGAGGATGTCGGTCTTGGTCCCGTTGCCGCGCCCCGTGACGTGTTTCTTGATGGTCTGGACGGGGACGCCCAGGCAGGCGATGTCGCGGTGCTCGCACCACATCAGTAGGACCGCCTCAAAGCCGCCCCACATCTGCACCGCGCGCGCGCCGTGGTTTCTGGCGATAAACGTGACTTTCTCGTAGGCGACCAGCGCCAGCGCGCCATCCGCAGCCTCGAGGCACCAACTCAGATGCTCCTTGAGCAGGCGGAAACGGGAGCCGGGCTGGTTATCCGCAATGGGAGCGCAGTCCAGCACGCCCGACAGATTCGCGCGATCGTCGCGCCGCATCGCCCAGCCGGTCGCGGTGCCCAGGTCGAGGCCCAGGACCGCGCTCATGCCGCGCACCACAAAACACCGAACAGCACCGCGATCGCCGCGAACCCGATCAGCAGCCCGGCAGTGGCGCCCCAGATCACCGCGTTGCCGATTCTGCCGAGTAAGGCCATCACGTGGCCAGCCCCATTGCGCGCTTGACGCGGATGTCCATCAAGATCGCTAACCACGCGGCCAAGGCATCGCACCGCAGTGCGCGCAGCGACCCGAGGAACGCTCGTGGCCGCCGTCGATGATCATCCGAGCGCATGGCCCGCTGACAAAACTTTTGAAGCGCGCGGCTCACCACCTTGTACTCGTCGCGCAGGCGCCCATCGGCCAGCTTCCAATGGCGCTGGCATATCCATTGGTCGTGGCGCCCGCGCGATCGGTAGCATCGACAGCCGGGAACCTGGCAGACCATTATCACGCCTCCTCCGGCTTGCGCAGCCAGCGCAGTTGAGACGGGCCCATCCAATCCTTATCCCACACGAACCAGGCGTAGGCGGTCTTGGACCCGGCGTGCTTTGCGCCCTCTTGGTTCCAATCGTAAGGCAGGTCATGCCCCGGCGCGATCGGCACCCGGTTGGCGAACACCAGCACGCGGGCCAGCGGGGTTTCCTCGAACAGGTCGGCGCGGCGTTTGCTTTCAAGGAACGGCAGGCGCAGGAGAAAGGCGACCTTGTGGCGCGCCACGTTTAGGGCGACGCGAACGAAATTCTCCGCGTCCGCGTAGGGCGGGTTCGAGATGATGTTGTCGGTCGCGGTGAAGTCCTGGTTGATCTCGAGGAAGTTCGCGACGTGGATGTGGAATTTCTCCGGCGCGTCGCGGTCGGCCAAGTCCGCGCCGAACGTGTTGAAACCACGCTCGCGCGACGCGCCGACGATCGTGCCCACCCCGGCCGCCGGATCGAACACCGAGCCGACGAAGCGCTCGGCCGCGAACAGGGCTTCCACCGCCCACGCCGGCTCGACGTAGAAGTCGCCAGCGACCCGCTCGTAGCCCGTCGTATGCTCGTGCAGGCTCACGCCGTCACCGCGCGCTTCCTATTTTTGCGCCACCAAAGAGGGCGCAAAAATGAAGCCGCCTGTTGGCCGCCGCATAGCTCGTGCATAAAAACCGCCACAAATGAAAAAAGCTGGTGGGCGCGCCGCCGCTCGTGTTGACAAGAGTGTACAAGGATGTCTCCACCCATTACGGCAACGCGCCCGAAACTTATGCCGCAGCTATTGGTTGGCGGCCGTCGGCGCCGGCGCTTTTCAGGCGCGGAGAGTGGTCCGCGTGGGCGGGACGCCAGAGCCGTAACGGCCGGCCGCCGGGAGCCGTCGAATTGATCCCCGTCCAAACTCATGTCTCATCCCCGTCGTCTGCGTCTGGCCGGCGACGCATGAGGTCGACCGTGTGGACATATTTCGACGCCGCGTCGCGCGCCGCGAGAGCGGCCTTGCCGGCCACGCCGTGGCGCATCATCGCGGCCTCGTCGGTTGTCATGCACGCGATGTCGAGCTCGGCGAAGACCTCTGTGAGGAACGACGCGCCGAACGCCTCGGCGAGGGCGAACAGGTTGCCAAGATCGCACGGATAGGCGCCGTCGTACCACGCCTTGGCCGAGGACTCCGAAGCGCCGGTAGCGTCGACCACGCCGTTGATCACGGCGGCCCGCGTGCCGTCGCCCCTGAGCGTCCGCAGCGCGCGCGACAGCCCCGCCGCCGCCATCTCGGTTTCGCGCGACGGCCCGGGCATCAGGCGGCCTCCCGGAAGCTCCGCACCGCGCGCGGATCGGCCCCGGCGCAGAGCGCGCGCACGCGCCAGAGCGCGGCCGCGTCGAATCGGCCGAAATGGCAGCTCTCGATCGGCACGCCGAGCTGGTGGGCGAGCCAGGCGTAGGCGCGGTCGCGCTGGCGCCGCCACACGCGCCGACGGGCCTTCGCCTGCCGCGCGGTTCCTCGCACTCCCACCGACTGCGTGACGGCGCCGCCCAAGTCGGTCCACAAGGCGTCGAAGGCGTGATGCGCCGCGTCGCGCAGCAACCGGAAATCCGCTTCGCCGCGCGCGTCCGTCACGGGTCAGGCCTTTGCCCGGCTTTCATTTGAGTTTTCCGTCTGTCGTCGCCGGTTGGCCGTAACCCGGCCATGTGGAAGAACTGACCGGAGAGCCTACGCCCTTGCAG